GGAGCATCAGCGAGCGCGATACGTCGATGCGCTGCCCCATTATCAGCAGGCGATCGAGGTCGATCCCCGGTTCGCGCTGGCCTACGTCAAGATGGCCGTGGCGTCCGGCAACATGGGCCGCGCCGACGATCGCAACCGTTACGCCAGGCGCGCCGCCGTTCGTTTGCCCTGAGCCAATTTTGCGCGTTCTAGGGCATGTTTCACGCGCAAGTAAGGGTTTGGCCTTTCGCGTTTTTCGTTCGGCAACCCCCTTGTTGCCTATGGTTGTTTGTCCGTTGCCTATCCCCTCGCTCAGAGCGGCATTAGACCGGGGCGTTATGATCTAGTCGATTATGGTTTCCCCCTTTTCCAAGTCTAGACAGTCATCGGTACAGCCTACACAGTAGTCTGTACCAGGATACATGATGCATTCTAGGGAGTCGAAAAAGACATACCCCAGAAGCCATGCAATTAAGATGCCTGTTACCAGGCCCAGTATGTAATGCTTCACTGTATCACACCCTAACATACTGCCAAGACCCACCGCATAAGGCAGTGGGCTATGGTAGGATGTCAGACCATATAGAGCACTAGCAACGGATACACAAGCAAGAAGCCTAGCAGGATCAGTGCCACATAGACACCTATTGACCATTGATCCAATTTTAGATCAATGTATCTCTCGCAGCATTCAGCACAGAGACAGTTTTTGTCGTGCATGTCATACTCCTATGTGTCTAACCCATGCCCTGACATCGCCAGGGGTAGGATTAGGGATAGCCGACTGAATGTGCAAGGCCACATTGCGTACGGCGTGGCCGTAGTCCTTCATGATGCATCCTGAATGGTCCGACCGCTCAGAATAGAAGCGATCAGGGAGAAAACAGATAACCATAGCTTCCACTCTTGACAGAGTGTAGCCATGCTTGCATTGTCTCGTCTTAGCTTCCATAATTCCCCTTTCGGTTAGATATGTACTCATGTACTGCGGTATCGGCACGTTGACAGGCAAGACGGCAGATATGATCAACCATAGCCTGTCGGTATTCTACTGGAACCCAGAAGTCCCTGACCAGCTCTTGCGCTGCCGTCCTGACATCCTTCATTCTCATTTGAGCCCCCTTGCTTGGTTTGGTATGCCGTTGTCGCTGAAGCCTATAAGCAAGCCAGGTGCCACGGCGTAAGCCGTTGTTTTTGTTGGGTTTACGTTGGCACGGTTATTGCAATAGGGCAAACGTGCAAAACTGCCACATGGGGCGCATTTGTGCCACACTTGGCGGTATGGTTTTTGCAAGCCCCAAGATGTGGCATGATCCTTGCACTCCAAGCTGGGATGCATAATCTGTTCCAACCCATCTGGCACTAATCTTGCAACCCTATTGGTATGTATACAGAATATCTATATGGTACTGTTCTCAGTCTGGGATGGAGATGGAGAGGAGAGGGGTGGGTTAAAAATTCGTCTCCAGGGAAGGACGTCCCCACCCATTCTGAAACTGCGCGAAATTTTTGAACTTTTCAGACAAATTGCACATTTCCCCAAATGTGACACATCGGCACTCCCTGCCCGTAGCGGGGGGTGTATTTCTCACCCATTCTCTTATAGGGGGGTGAGAAACGTGAGAAACGACCTAATATCAACAGGTTATCTATTCTCACACTATTCTCACGGCTCGAGACGCTGAGACGAGTAACGACCGCGGTAATGTTAGTAGGAGGAGGGAGCTATGCAAAAACCAATACTGCTCGCTTTGCTGACTTTGTGCCTGTTTGCGCCTATACCTGCGCTCGCCGTCAATATAGGGATACCCGATGTAACTGTTACAAGTTCGGCTACCCTTATAGTGGCCAATGAGAGCGGGCGTGTCCGTCTATCTTGTACCAATCATGATCCAACGGTGGATGTTCGCTGGGCTGGCCCGGATGTCACGGCTACTCGTGGACAGAAATTCCCGGCTGATCGTACTATTGAGATTCAAGGCCAAAGCGCCATTTATATGATCTCAGAGGACACCGCGGTTGTCGTGTCTTGTACGAAGGAGATTAAGTAATGTTGTACAACTCCCTTCTTCGCGCACTCACATTTATAGCGGCTCTCGCCTTCTCCGCTCCGTCCTATGCGGCTATCATATCGGGTGGCGGCGGTGGTGGGGGTGGGACGACACTACCGGCAGATACAATCTTCACGAGCGAGTCGGCTCCGATGAACGTCTGTGGGCTCAATGCCCTTACGGACGACTGTATTCGTCTCTATGTATCATCGGCTGGTAAGCTTGTTATCGTCGGCGTCAAGGATGGTGTCGAGGGTGATGTAGATATTACCGTAAAGATCGACAATGGCAATAGCTGGATTGTCACAGACAACCTTGATAACGTCATTACGAAGATTACACCTAGCGCCTCTGGTCGGCTGAAGTACGAGTTCGGCCCTAACTATAGACTAAAGAAGTCGATCTTCCTGGTTGCTGACTCCTTCTATATGCATGGCTGTACCCTCTTTACGGAGAGTGCGCTGATACCAACTGGCCTTGTTGAGCCCTACATTACGTGTGGCGACAACGATGCCAACGGCTTCCATCGGTCCATGCCGATCAACAATGCATGGGCTGCGGACTCCTTCACGGTTACACAGTACGCTGTCAATACAAATGCCACTCCTGCCAACGTCTACGAGATAGACTATTCGGCAGAGTGCGAAGCAAACAGTGAAGTAGTCGGAACGTCTATATCAGCGACAGGTGAACAGCCTGCTACAATCAACTTTGAAAATACTGGGACGTGCGGCACAGCTTGCGCCCAGAGCGATCTTACTATTGTGACTACCGCGGCTATCGCGCCGAACGGGACGTGCGCCGGTGGGAACTGGTTTCGCTTCCAGGGCAACCTGGATGCAACTGCTACCACGACTGCCCAGGTAGCTGACGTGAAGATCATGGCAGTTCGTATTGACTTGAATATAACGACATGGGGTGAATAATGTACAGAGCATTGCTATCAATTCTGTTTGCCGCACTCGTTAGTACAGCGTCGGTAGCACATGCTGTGTACGGCGTGACCCAGTGTGCGCTTCCTACGTCCAACGGTGGAACTGTAGACTGTACGGTGAGCGGCTTTGGTACCCCTGTAGGTGCAATTGCATGGGGGAGCTTCGGCACAGCAAACGGCACAGCCGTTGTTAATCACGGGTTCTTCTTTGGAGGGTATGACGGTACTCGACAGAATTCAATGGCGACCGTAGGCGAAGACAACGTAGATACCTCGAACAGCGGCTTCGTACGAGACACCAACTCTATCATAACAACCTTGGTGTTGCCCGGAAGGACTGTCGATAGCGACTGTACAGCGTCTTTTATCACGGATGGTATCCGCCTCACTTGTGCTGACGCGCCTCCGTCCGCATACCTTGCAAACGTTCTTCTATTTAGTAGCGCGGACGTAGCTGCAATCCATGTAAACTCCAATACTGGCAGCGTCACACTCGACGGTACGTTAAATGTCACGGACCCTGGCTTTCAGGGCGACCTACTCATTGTATGGTCTACTAACTTTACTGGCGCGGGTCCGAGTGGCAGTGCGCGTCCTAGCATCGGATTTGCTACTCGTGTCGGCGGACTCGTACAACGATCACTTGGTTTCAACGTAAACAACGCAGCCGCGAACCAAGTTGTAGGGTCTAGGCTTGCTACAAATCGGATTGTAACAAACCCGGCGTCCCTATCGTCCCTTGAATTAAGTCAGTTTACCGCGACTGGGTTCGATGTAATTACCCGAGACGTTGGGACAGGCCCAGCCTTTGGTTATATGGACATACAGTTCACAGCCGGTCGCGCAGCGAAGCTTATGACGTCTGCTGCACCAACTGCTACCGGCAATGCTGCTGTGACTGGTGCAGGTTTTCAGCCTCAAGCGGGGCTTATGCTCCAAGGTGAGATAGCAGCCGTAGATACGGACTATAACACAGATGATGGTGAGGTATTTGCGTTCAGCGCATTTACTGGACTCGCATCGGCCACTGCTAGTATCTTTGAAGAAGACGGTAACAACTTCAGTGACAACGATAGCATGACTGATACGAAGGTGTGCCGTACACGTAAGGACGGCGCCGACTATGCAACTTGTACGCTATCTTCTCTAGATGCTGACGGTGCAACATTCAACTACACCGCAACAAACGGCACGGCTCGACAACGTGTCATACTGTTCTTGCAGTCCCCGTCTACCAGACGCCGGATGCCACCGATAGGACCATTCTAATGAATTGGATTATACTGTTTATCCTACTGTTGCTTCCGCAGCCAGCTCTTGCTGTTACCTACTGGGTCTCTCCATCTGGCACTGCGTCTTCATGCGCAGCCGCGGATGGTGACGAGGACCCAGGTGTGATTGGTGGGAACACAGCAACGAACTCTCCGTTCTACCTGTCTCAGACACAGCTCGATACGTTGAACTGTGCCAGTGCTGGCGACACGGTAATGTTTACAGAGTTTACGTATACGGAGAGTCCGAAGTTATTGAACCTACTTGTACCTGCCGGTACGTCAGCGAGCGTTCGATCGAAGGTACTGTGTAAGGGCAACCGTACATGTATTATTCGGCCAACTGGCGGATTGCCGAGCGGCAACCACATACTGACCGCGAACAACGTAAGCTATTATCAGATTGGCGCTCGCGGCAACGGTTTCAAGGTAGACTGTAATGCCATAAGCGTATCGCTTCAATGTGGGGGTATCCGTCTTGGGTTGACTGGTAGTCCAGCCCCGAACCAAACTGACGTCATTATCGAAGGGAATGAAATCATAGGGAACACCAGAAATGGAATAAATAATGCTGAACAGAATCCAACTGGTGGAATTTACACGAACCTTGTGTGGCGCTACAACCGCGTAATGGAGCCTCGTACTCCCATTGACGCGAGCGGATGGCCACATGCGTTTTATCTTGCGGCTCGTAACTCGACAGTGGAATACAACGAGGGACGTACCTTCACGCTGGCGGGTGCGGGCACTATCTGTATTCAAGCCTATCACATCGCAAGTGGGCATACGATTCGCTACAACTACTGCGAGATCACTGATGGCATGACTGGTCTTGTACACTCCGATGCCGAAACTGGACTCGCCAATAACTCAAAGATATACGGCAACGTCTTCAAGGTGATTTCAGGTACGCCGAATTCTTGCCTGAGTTTCCACGGTCAAACCGACAACAACGAATACTATAACAACGTCTGCGACGGGTTCGGCTTGTTCATGAACATCCGTGCCGGTGCAAATAACAACAAGATCTGGAACAATTTGTGCACAGGCACATGTTCAATTGTCAATAACGGTACTGGTAATGACTTCGGCGGCACAGCCAGTGTCACTAACCCGACTGTTACTGCATCTTCTAACTTTAAGGATGCTACGAACGGTGACTATTCATTGATCGCCGGTAGTAGCCAGATCAACGCTGGGCTAGCAACTGGTGGTATAGTTCCTGCGAATGGTACAAAGGACCGTGGAGCGCACGAGACATTCAGCTGTACTACTGCTACTATAAACACGAACGTCTTAGACTTAACGTGTTCAATGGCTGGTAATACACCAGTTCAACCTATCTCTGGTGCTACTGGCTGGAGTGTTGGCTGTACAGGTGGTGTCAACTGTGGTACTCCCGTTGTAAGTACGGTTGTTGTCCCAACCGGAGCAAGCACGATTCTCCGCTTCACGCTTACCGGCATCGGTGGTGGAATCAATGCTTGCGAAGTTGGACAGACTTGGACGATTACGTACAACTCGGCAACGGGTAATGTGCGGGACTCTGCAAGTATCGGTGGACGAACAAGCACTGGCAGTCAGCATCTTCAAAGCTTCACCAATTTAGCGGTGACGAATGCGTGTACTGGTGGCGGGACACCGCCCCCTGGCGGACTGCACATTCACTATAAGCTTGACGACGGCACTAGCGGGACAACGCCCACGAGTGCTAACGACGAAACCGCGAACAACCTTGACGGCACTCTTACTGGTGGTGCGACTTGGACAGCCGGTAAGTATGGCTCTGGCGTCAACCTTACTGGCGATAGCGGGCAATACATTGCTGTTCCATACGGCAGTGGCGTCAACCCGTCAACGCAGAGCCTTACAATAGCGTTCGGTGTCTTTGTAAATGCAGATCGAGTAAGCCTTAACAAGAGCTACTTTGGCGCACCTGTTGGAACGAACCAACGGCTTTACATCACGACGCGCTTTAGTACTTGGCAGCTCGGTATACAGGATAAAAGCGACGGCAATCCAAGCGCCGCGTCTGACCTAGCTGTTACCGCGGGTTGGAATCGACTGTGTTTGGTACTAGACAGTGGAACAGATACCGCGACCCTGTACCTAAATGGCGTTGCATCGTCCTCTTCGTCTGCCGTCAAAACGTATACGTCATATACACTAGCTGGCAACTTCGAGCTGGGCCGCATCTCTGGCGTTGCAACTGGAGGTGGGGGTGTATTCGATGAGTTCAAAGTTTGGACTTCGGTTGTATCGTGCGCTGACGACTACGCCGCGTGGGAACCCAATACACCTGCATGGACCGGCAACATTGCTGTTGTTAGTGCCCAAGCCTGGTACGCAAAGTTAGTCTCTGGCGTACGTAAGTTGTACAATGCGGTCAATGCGAACGTCACAATCCCGAACGAGGGTGCAATTGCATTACTATTCCAGACCGACTGTACGACTACTAACTGCTCTGCTATCAGCCAGCGTTTGTATTACAAGTGTGCGCTCTGCCCAAGCGCCAATACAGAGCTTCCGGTACCCGATACGCCTACTGCTGATGGTGTCGCATTCTACGGCGATCCGTCAGAGGCAGGTCTGCTCGTAGGGGACCACGGAGCCCTGCTATCTGGCGCTCTAACGCGAATCGCAGGTGGTACGTCCCATCTATCGGACAGTACTCCTGTATTCGACTTGGCGCAGAACGAGTCAATTGTAAATGGTTATATCATACAGTTCCGTGGCGCTGCCCTAGGATATCAGTTCTGTTTCTATCCGAAGGAGCAAAGTGGACTGCCGCTAAATGGTGTTACACCGACAGGTGGCCTATGTGTCACAGTCGGTAATAAAACATCTAGCTTCTCGTATTAAGGAGTGTCATGTTTAAACCCTATCCACACCACATAGACTTTCTACGTGCAATGGGGAAAGGTTGTAAGCGCGCTTGTTGTGTGTGGCACAGGCGCGCGGGGAAGGACTTCGCAGCCTTCCTGGGATGGATGGTGCCAGAGGCATACCGCAAGACCGGGACGTACTACTACTTCTTCCCGACCTACGCACAAGGAAAAAAGATCATATGGGATGCGATAGACAATGCGGGACAGAAGATACTGCACCACATCCCGTATTGGAAACAGTGCAACTTCAACGAGACGGAGCTTCAGATAACCCTCCCGGCAGTAAGTGGGGGCTCTCAAGGCTCGATAATCCAGATAATCGGTACAGACAAGCTGGACTCTATAGTTGGGACGAATCCGGTAGGGTGTATTTTCTCAGAATACTCTTTGCAGAATCCGCAAGCGTGGTCGTTTATTAGACCTATACTGGAAGCAAATGGTGGGTGGGCGATATTCGTCTATACACCGCGTGGGAATAATTGGGGATTCAAACTTTACCAAGAGGCTCTCAAATCGCCGGACTGGTACGTATCCGTCAAGAACATTACTCAAACGAGTAGGCATGATGGATCCCCGATCATTACTCTAGACCAAATCGAGAAGATGAGGGCTGAAGGTGAAGACGAAGATATCATCCAACAGGAATACTTTTGTTCCTTCTCAGGAGCACAGTCAGGAAGCTATTATTCTTCGTACGTTGTTAAGGCTCAGGAACAGGGCAGGATTCGGCCCAACCTATACGATCCGAACCTACCAGTCGATACCTTCTGGGACATCGGCAACGGAGACTCAACCGTTATCGGGTTCAGGCAAGTAGCTTACAACGAACGGAGATGGGTGCATTGCTATGCAGGAAGTCGTCAGGATCTACCTGAGTACGCTCGCGTTTTATCAGAACTATCTAGAACTCGTGGTTTTCGGTACCGCTATCATTATTTCCCGCACGATATGAAGGTGACTGAGTTCGTTACGAACGAGTCGCGTATATCCGCTGCGAGACGATTGGGAATACGGCCTTGTACAACTGTCGCCAAACGACCCTTCATGGAAGGAATAGACGCTGTACGGCGAGCATTCCCTCGCTACTGGTTTGATAGCGATTACACACAGGACTTGGTAACGTCACTCACGTTCTACCACAAGAAGTGGAACAAGGAAGGGCGGGTATTCACCGACCAACCTGAGCACGACGAGCACAGCCACTATGCTGATATGGTCCGCTACGAAGCGATTCAAGGCGGTATCATGACGCAAGATGAGTTCTACAAACCACCGGAGGCCGCTGTTGTCGAATTCGATCCAGTCATCTACAGAGCCGACCCTGCCCGAATTGCTAAAGGACGATGGAATACTCCAATCATCGGGCGCGACCCTTTCGGTGATTAAGAAGATTGTTGATTATATCGCTGCCGCTGTTCGATCCTCTATCCGTGAAGATAACAAGATGGATTGGGAGTGGCTATATGACCTTCGGACTGCGGGCGACATTGTAGGAATGACGCCTAGGCAATTAGTTGAGTACTGCCGTATGAAGGGGATTCTCTTCTATCGGAACAACTACAACAACTATAAATTTCTTACAGCCCCGCAGATCCGATCCATACGCCAAGAGGTAATTGAACGTGGGAGTGCCGAAGATTGTTTCCCAAAACGAAAAAGGAGCAAGGTTCCCGTCAGCAGCGAAGAAGCGCCGGGAGATCCTGTTTGAAGCGGCGGGTGTCTCACTTGAAGACGAAGCAGCACTGCTGAAGTCCGCTATCGAGCAAAACAAAGAGAACTTGAAAGCTGAGAAGATCGAGGTATTTGTCAATGACAAAGGCGATGTTACAACGGTTCGCGTTCCAGATAACCAAGTACGTCAACGTGCTGTTGAAAGTATCTTTGATCTCGTCGGCGCCAAACCGTCCATTCGATCTGAAGGTGGAGGCGACGGTCCTTCCCTTACGCTCGTTCTACCGGACTATTACTCCAAGGAGTTTCTAAGCAATGAGCGAGGAACCATCGATGTCACTCCTAAGCCTGTTCAACTGGAAGATTCGTCCGATGGAGGAGACGGACCTGACGTACGTAGAGACGTATCCGGGGATACCGTACTCCCGCTCCCTCCTGACGGCTTGGCTCAAGAAGGATATGAAGGAGCCGAACATATACTGCCGAGTACTAACGTGTAATGGCTCGCCAGTGGGCGCATGTGTCGGTGAGCTTCGCAAGAAGATATTCACCGATGAGCTGGTTGGCACCGTTGTATTCATCTATGTTCACCCTGACTTCCGCTTTGGCATGGACCTGGTACAGATGCTCCTCCTGGACTTCGAGGCATGGGCCAAGGAGAACAAAGCAGTCCAAACGACATTCACGCACGAAAATACACGACTCGCCTCACGGCTAGGCTATACCTTCTCGGAGGCAACACACGTAAAGGCTATACTATGAAAGAATTCACACGTGGGATGATTGCCGCAGCTACACTTGGTTTGTCCGAGGCTGTAGGTGCATTCTCATCAGACGCCCCCGAGCCGGTTGATCCTGTTACTATCTCGAAAGAGGAAGAGGACAAGGCCGCAGCAGATGAAACAGAAGCGGAGGCGCGGAAGCGCCGACGCGGAGTCCTACGCCGAGTGTTCACTCAGCCTGGACAGAACTTCGTGCAGCAAACTAACATCGGTAAAAACTCGATTCTAGGAGTCTAACATGTTCGGTGAGACACTGGTTGACAAACTCATAGAGGACAAAGCGGCTCTTGAGAAACCCCTTCGGCTCTGGATGCCCATGTGGCAGGAGATCGCAGAGGTTATTATTCCCCGCCGCTCCGATATTGTAGTGAGAACACAGGAGGGTAGTCAACGGGAGCGCCGTCTCTTTGACTCAACCGCAGTCTCAGCGAACGAACGCCTTGCAGGTTCCATCGTTGCTACTGTTACCCCTTCCACGTTCCAATGGTTTGAACCACGTATCCCTGAGATCTACAACAGGCGCACACCGTCCAGTGTGGAGCTTTACGCTCATGCGATCGGTGCAGATATGTACCGTGCGATACAGGTCTCCAACTTCGATGTAATGATGCAGGAGTTCACACAGGATCTTGTAGCCTTTGGTACCGCGGCGATGTTCATTAAGGATGCTGGCAACGGGCGCATCCAGTGCCGTACGCTCAATCCCGGCGAGTACATGATCGACACGGACTACGAGGGGAACGTCTACAAGTTCATCCGCCTCATGCGAATGACCGTCCGTGAGATTATCAAGACGTGGGGCATTGACGCCCTAGCCCCAGAGATCAAGAAGGACCTTGCGAATAACCCTCAGGACGCACCGAAGATCCTTCGACGTGAAATCGAACTGATGCATTGGATCGCGCAGCGTAAGGACGAGCCCCTTGGCTTCCCAGTGGACAACTTTCCAATTGCATCGATATACGTGGACTTGACTCACAAGCACATTGTCAAGAAGAGTGGCTTTCATGAATGGCCTGTCATGGTTGTTAGGTGGTCCTCCACGTCTGGTGAGAGATATGGACGAGGACCTGGTTTTACAGCCCTCCCGGATGTGCTATCTCTCAACAGAGCAGAAGAACTTTCACTACGAGCCTGGGCTAAAGCGATTGAACCCCCTATATTGGCTCTACACGACGGTATACTGGGTCAACCGGACTTTCGTCCGTCCCGCATCTCATACATCAGCATGGAAGGGGCGCTGCAATACCTAGAGCCCAAGACCAGGTTGGACATTGAGACTGTTAAACGAGAGGACAAGCGCCGGTCGATCTGGAATATCTACTACATGGACCAAGTGCAGTTTATCCCAGAACGGGGAAAAACGCCGCCGTCTGCCGAAGAGGTACGCGCTCGGCTCAACATAATGCTGCAAATACTTGGTCCACAACTTGTACGCCTAGAGAAAGAGGGCCTCGGTCCCTTCCTTGAACGTGTACACGGCATTCGTGCGCGTGCCGGTAAGCTACCTCCCGTAGCACCGGACGTCATTGCCTTTATCCAAGAGTCGGGACTCGAAGCCGTGCAGCTTGAGTTCCTCGGCCCTGTTGCTCGCGCGAAGCGGCAAGCAGAGGCGTCGGTTATCGACACTGCGATTGCCTTCACTGGTGCCGCAGCTCAGTTGGAGCCGTCTGTCACGGACAACTTGGATATGGACGAGGCGCTACGTGAGCGGTTCCGTATCGATCAAGTACCGAAGAGGTTGCTACGTAAACCTGAAGCCGTGGAGCAGATCCGGCAGCAACGTGCTGACCGGCAAGCTCAAATGGCACAGCAGCAGGCTATGATGAACGCAGCACAGGCAGTGCGTGACGTAGCCCCTGCAATGGAAACAGAGGAGGACAATGCCGCTTAGTCCAGAGGACATAGAACGCCAGCGCCTTGCTGACTATCGTTCCACGTTTGGAACAGCAGAAGGCAAACGAGTACTTGCAGACCTAGAGGAAAAGTTCCTACTTCAGGATGCAAGGCACCATGTCGCAGCCGGGAACTCTGATGGAGTGATCTTCATGGCCGGTCAGGCCGCACTCATCATAGCCGTAAAGAAATGGGCCAGGCCGTTATCTGAAAAGGCTCCTGAGCCTAAGTATGAACAACCCTTAATGCAAGGAGACGTATATGCCGGATGATGTTAAACAAGACGTAAACCAGTCAGTCAATACCGAAGTCCAGCCGCAGACCCCGCAGCCTATCGGCTTCGATCAGTGGTCGGCACATATCCCGCCGGATATGAAGGACAAGGGCTACTGGGCGTTGGTGAAGGATCAGCCTCTAGCGACAGTCCTCAAGAACTATGGTGCTGCCCAGGAGCGTATGGGCAAGTCCATTCTCCTTCCCGAGAAGGACGACAAGGAAGGTCAGGAAAAGTTATGGAATAAGCTTGGACGACCCGAGACTCCTGACAAATATCAGTATAAGCTTCCCGAACACAAGTCCCTGAAGTGGGACGAGAACGTGTTCAAGGACTTTGCAAAGACCGCGCACTCGCTTGGCGCTACTAACGAACAGGTCGCTGGCTTGATCGATTGGTTCACCAAGGATGTCATGACCAAGAATGACAAGTACGCGAATGAGATGCTGCAACGCCACGATGAAGTGGTCGGTAAGCTGAAGAAAGAGTACGGCACGAACTACGATGCGAATATCGCTATCGCCAAACGTGCGGCTGTGACCTACTTCGGTGCCGAGGTTGGCGAGAAGTACATCGACGACAATATCCACAACGAACCTGTCGTACGTGGGCTTGTGAAGCTCGGCTTACAGCTCGCCGAAGATGGGTTATTTGGTAAGAATCCAGTAGAGTTCCAGGGCGCAATTACGAGAGAGGAAGCGCAGAAGAAAATCAACGAGATCATGGGGAACAGGTCCCACGCATACTGGGGAAACCCTTCGGACCCTGCGACTCAAGCTGCGCTCCTTGACGTGGAAAATCTCCACAAGATTGCGTTCCCAGAGTAAGTACGGGAACCGAAAGGCCGTACGCGCTCGAAGCGATGCTATGTTAGCCCGATGGTCGGGGAACTTCCATAGCGAAGCACCGTTTACTCAGTAGAGGTTGTAATGGCTGAGTCTATTACAGTTGCCCACGTTCGGCAATACAATGCCAACGTGATTTATCTGTATCAGCAACAGGGCAGCAAGTTCCGTGGGAAATCCCGGGAAAAAGTAACCAAGGCAAAGTATGAGTACTTTGACCGTCTCGGTCCTACGGATGCCCAAAAGAAAACCGTTCGTCACGGCGATACCCCGCTGATGAACTCCAATCATACTCGTCGGCGAGCCGAAATGGCGGACTACGAGTGGGCCGACCTGGTTGATCCGCAGGACGAAATCCGTACGATCATCCAGCCGACCAGCTCTTACGCCATCAATGGCGCGTGGGCTATGCATCGGGCATATGACCGGGAGTTCATTGCAGCCCTTAACGCTTCTGCCCGAGAGGGTGAGCTTGGGAATACTGTGACGGCGTTTCCTGCTGCGCAGCAAATTGCACATGGCTCAACCGGCCTCACGGTTGCCAAGCTGCAAGATGCCAAGCTGCTCTTTGACAACGCGGAAGTGCCTGACGAAGGGCGATGGTTCGTGTCCTCGCCGACGGGCCTTATCGACTTGCTGGCCGACCCGCAAGTGACCAGCTCGGACTTCAACACTGTCAAGGCTCTCGTGGCCGGGACTGTGACTGGGCCGTACATGGGATTCAACTATGTCCGGTCTACGCTGCTCACGAAGTCTGGTAACATTCGTGTGTGCTTCGCGTGGCACATGAATGCAGTAGGTATGGCTGTTGGTATGGATCTTGTTACTCGTATCTCGGAGCGGGCTGACAAGGGCTATGCCGTGCAAGTCTACCTGATGGGCACGTTTGGAGGCGTCCGCACCCTGGATGAAGGTGTTGTCGAAGTCTCTATCGACGAGTCCGTGTAAGAAAGGAGATTTAACACATGGCTTTCACTGGCTCACCTGTTAAATCGGTTGAATATACGCTGCAAACCGATGCAGCGCAGAAGGCTCCCGTTGACGTGATGGCGAAAATGCACGTTGCCCGCTTCAGCTATACCCATAGCGCGGGCGCCGGGACTGGGGAGATCAATTTACTTGAGATGCCCGCAGGCCGAATCACCATCTATTCGGACCTGAGCCGTATTATCTGTTCCCAGATGGCTGTGAACGCGGACTTGCACCTTGGGCACCGCGCCTATACCAAGTCTGACGGTACGGCGGTTGCCGAGGTTGACAATGCGTTCCTCGACAATGCCGACTCTGGGGGTGGAGCGTTGGACCAGGCCTGGGTTCTCCCGGCTGGCGGGACCACGCAGATCGACTCCCGTAATGGCTTTGTGCTCTACGCAATGGTAGACACAGGCAACATCGAGGATACCGACACCATCTCTGGGTGGGTTGCCTATACTCGTGGGTAAGGAGGATCTATGCCCGAATATATGAATGCATACGATCCCCGCAAGACGGTCTATGGCACCGTGGCGTTGGATGGCTCGAATCCAACGTCCGTTGTCACTGGCCTTCGCGTAATCGACCACGTATCACTGTCGCTGACGGGTTCGGTTGCCCCTGGGCTGAGTACGAGCACCCTCTCGTATACGGTATCCGGTGGGACGCTGAACATCTACGCATGGGAACCGACAGGTGCAGGAGACACCACTCTTGTTGCCTCGAACGGTACCGAAACAGTTGCGTACGTTGTCGTAGGGCGAGAGTAATGGGACTGGGGGAGCTTTCTAGAGGCTCCCCCTTCCTCTGCTTGGAGTAACCATGTCAATCTCAGATGCCACTATCTGCTCAAATGCGCTGGGCCTTCTCTCTGAAGCCCCAATCCTCTCGCTGCTGGATGAATCTGTACGTGCCAACCACTGCAACAACTTTTTTGCTATCACTCGCGATGCTCTCCTTGAAGATCACCCCTGGAACTTTGCGTCTGGGCGTGTCCAGCTTGTCGCGGTTAGCACACCAACACCGATCTTTGCGTACAGTTATACGTTCCAGCTTCCTACGGATTACCTCAAAGTACAAGAGGTGTCGCCAAGCTATATCGAATACGCCATTGAAGCAGATCGGCTCCTTGCCGATGCATCGAAGGTGGCTATCGCGTATACCAGGCGATTGACAGACTACAGTAAGTATAGCCCTCTCTTCATCTTGGCCTTACAGTACAAGATGGCTGCGCTTATGGCCCCGCTCCTCAAGCAGGACTATAAGCTGGCGACCCTGTACGAACAGATGTATGACTTGTGGATCAAACGCGCGAAGATTGCTGACGCGCAAGCTAGCCGGTCGAAGGAAGCTACGTCCGACGATCTAATAACGGTACGAAAGGTTGCCTGATGTTTACCTTCTACAATAACCTCACAGCCGGTGAACTATCGCCGAGGATGTACCCGCGCATCGATATGGTACAGCGTAAGAATGGGAGCGTCAAGCTTTCCAACGCCCTTCCGACTGTTCAAGGTGGGGTTATTCGTCGGCCAGGCTCGCGGTTCATCTGTGCTGCCAAGTATGCCGATAAGCCGACGCGACTCATTCCATTCAAGTTCAGTGTCGATCAAACGTACGTCATTGAGCTTGGACACCAGTATATGAGGTTCATTACCAATGGTGGTCGCCTTGAAGAGTCTCCTAAAACCATTACTGGCGTTGACAGTGGACCAAGTGGGGTTGTTCGTCTTACCATCCCCTCCCACGGATACTCAAACAATTGGTATATTGCTGTACGGAATGTCCGTGGCACTGTAGAGGCAAACGGTGACTGGCAGATATCAGTCCCGGATACAGACCATGTAGACCTTATTGGGTCCGACTTCGATAAGACGTATATCTCTGGCGGAACAGCCTCTCGTATCATTGAGCTTATCACGCCATACGATGATGTCTATATCGATGCTGTCAACTATACGCCAGACTCAGACCTGCTCTACCTCGTGCATCCAGATATTACACCACGAGTCCTGACACGCACGAGTGCGACGACCTTTACGCTTAATCAGCTCAACTTTATCGGTGGTCCGTTCAATGACCTGAACCCGGACGACGCGCACACCATGACCGCAGGGGCGACGACTGGGGCAACGACCCTTACATCGTCTGTCCCGTACTTCACAACGCAGATGGCAGGTCAGCTTATCCGTGTTGGCGGGACGGTCTCTGGCGCACAGGGCTACGCGCTCATTAACTCGTGGCTCAGTGCTACACAGGTCAACATCACTGTGCTGTCAACATTATCCGGCACGAGTGCTACGCCTGTATGGGCACTAGGCGCATTCGGGGACCATACGGGCTACCCACACGCTGTCACCTGGTTCGATCAGCGCCTTGTATTCCTTGGCACTGATACGCAACCCAATACCGGATGGGCGTCTTCAACGGCACGGCAACTAGACTTCACAGTTGGTACTACCGCGGATGCAGCCGTGACCTTCTCTATCCGTAGCGATGAAGTCAACGAGATTCTGTGGGGGATGTCCTCCACGGAGCTATTGATTGGCACGACTGGTGGAGAGCACAAGGTCACGGGCGGAAACAACGAGCCGCTCACGCCGACGAACGGTATCGCACGTCAACAGACTGCATACGGCTCCAAGGCTGTACGCCCTGTCAAGATCGGCGATATGGTCCTTCACGTACAACGTGGAGGAGAGCGTGTCCGGGCAGTGTCCTTCTCTCTCGACAAGGATCGCTATATCTCGGACGACCTGACTATATTTGCAGAGCATCTGTTCAAGAAGCACAGCATAGTGGATATGACATTCCAGTTGCAGCCAGAGCCTATAGCCTGGTTCGTCACGACTGACGGCCTGCTACGGTCCTGTACTATACTACCAGAGCAACAGGTGGTAGGGTTCGCACAGCATCCATTCACCAATGGATCTGTGAAGCGTTGCCTGTCGCTCCCAAAGAGCGCGCAGACCGACGACGAGACATACTTGTTGATAGCCCGTACCATCAACGGTAAGGCTGTGCAGTACTTAGAAGTTCTCGATCCTACGCTATACGTGGACTGTGGCTTATCCGCCTCCTTTGCTGAGGCCGTCACAAGCATATCCGGCCTTGCACACTTGGAGGGTCAGCCCATTCATATACACGCGGATGGTGCAGTCTACGTCAACAAGACCGTTGTGAATAATGAAGTTGCATTTGAGTCCACTGAGACTGAAGCGAGCTATGTGCAAGTTGGTCTCGACTCTGTGCCGCTCCTTATTCCCATGAGCCCTGAGTGGGAGCTTCCTTCTGGCCCGACCTTTGGACGGAAGAAGAGCTTCAACAACATCCAAGTCTTTACTATTGATACGCCATTCATTACGCTGAATGGAGTTCCGTCAGAAGCCCGCTATGTCACAGACTTAATGGACACAGCCGTTACATCTGATGCGAATGGTATCCATAAGTTTGCCACGTATGGCAACGCAGTTCACTTGCACGTTGAGATTTCTCAGCCCGATCCTGTTCCATTCCATGTGACAGGTATCTACGGCGAAAGCACCATAGGTGAGTAATGGGTCTTGCACAAATTGCGGCAGCCGCCGCAGGTCCCGTTTGGGGGATCTTCAATACAGCCGTTCGTAATCGTACGCAATGGGAGTTCCTTCGCGGACAGGGCGAGGAGACCCGTATCCAAGCCCAACAGGTACGAGATGTAGGCGCGGCAGAGCTTCGCAACTTTGTGCGTATGTCCACATATCGTACTGGTGCGATTGCTGCAAGCTGGGGTTCGTCTGGCCTGGACGCTACGAGCGGCTCTGCCCTTGAGAGCGTCCTGGCACAAGCTGCCTTCGATGGTATTCAGAAGCTACAGATTAAACGTAGCACAGCCATACAAGCGCGGAACCTTGAGACACAGGCGAACTATACGGACTACTCAAGGAAGATCCTTGACGTCCAATTGCCGCTACAAGTTATTAACGCAGGCTTACAGGGCGCCTCTGGCAATACGTCATTCGGCGCCCTGTTCACTGCGACATAAGGTGAGACATGGCAACGATTGATCCTCGCATACAAGGTATCCAGACAGGCGGTGGCCCTTCCCTTGGTGGCCCGCCCGATACGCTGTCTCCGTTGGCAGCGGGTTCCGCCGCAGGTCATTTGGCCTCCATGTTTCTCGCCAAGCGTGATACGAATGCACACAACCGTGGCGTAGAAGCTGCGTCACAGCATATCGTAGACTCGACTGCGCGGATCGAGAACTACAAAGCTAAGAACATTCTCAGCCCATCGTTTGACTTGGACTTCTCGCGCGAAGTAACCTCTGTCCTCACGCAGGCGAAGGAAGCCAGACAGTACGAGCCGAGCAATGAGACTGAGCGGTTGGCGTATGAGAATACGCTCAACAGCTACACGCGCAATATGCTCCACAATTCCATTGTGGAGTCAATCAAGGCTGTCAAGGAGCACCAGGTTGGAGTACTCAACTCCAACATTGAGATGTACAAAGACTCCTTCATGTCGGCGCCTAGCGACCGTGCAGCGCAGGAGGTTGCAACACAGCTATTCAAGTCCCTGTACGAAGCGTCCCGTACTGACCTACGCAACCCTGGTGTGATTACTCCAGAACAAGCGGAGATGCAGTTTGAGACGCACATGAAGCAGGCCGCTATCATGCGGAACATGAACTTCATGTCTGTGCAGGAACTATTCGAGTTCGGCAACGATCCGACAGCGATGGTAATGATACCCAAGGCTACGCAGGAGGAGTTCTCGACTGGTACTCCACCTGGCCTGTCCAAGCTTATGCCGTTGGACCCGAAAGAGCGGCAGGCTATTATCTCCTATGCCCTAGAGAAACAGAAGAACGAACTGCACTTCATGGAAAATATACGGAAGATCACAGATGAGAAGATCACCGTACAGAAGGCAGGTATGGGGCGGGAGTTTGTGGATGGTGTCTTAGCGACTCGTGGTACGATGGGGCCTGAGCTATTAGCGAAGATGCAGGGGGCCATGCGCCCTGACGGCGCCCCGTTGTTCGACCGTGCTGAAGTTGAGCACATGTCCAAGTTTATCGAAATGACCTTGGAGAATGCAAAGAAGCCGCCGACGACCAGCGATCCGTACGTATACGCAAAGTACTTTCGTCAGATATTCCCAGAGAACAAGGATGGCGGATTGAACTACAGTGCGTTTCCATTGCCCAGTCCACTGACCATTATGGCGGACCCGAACCTCAGCCAGTCTCACAAGGACTTCTTCGTTGGGCACATTGCCAGCGAACGCGAGCACCGTACAAACCGGGACTTCTCTGAGTTTGACCGTAAGCGGTCAGAAGGCATATTACTACTCAAGTCAGCCTTGGGTGGTGAAGCAATGATCGAGCTGTCAGAGGACACTAAGAATTTCTGGGGAGAGCTACAGAATGCCTACGTTACCCGTGTCTCTGCTGCCTACGACGAAGCTGTTAAGAATGGGCAGGGGCTCCGTAGTATCAACCCTCAAACCATTGTCAATCGTCTCATTGAGGAACGACTCCCCGCTATGGAGGGAATCTTCTTCCGGGATGCTATGCGCCAAGCCAAAGCACTCTCTGGCTACGCTGGTGCCCTATCATCGAAGATCCCTGACGATGCGCCTATGTCGATTATTATCGACCGCTTGGTTGACGATATTCGGGCAGGACATCTCACACAAGAAGCAACCCGTCTCTTACAGCTCGCGCGTACACTGGACCGTAGAGGGAAGCGCATAGGCGACCTGAGACGTGCAATGCAAGCCGGTAATGAACTCGATGTGATACGTGAGACGCCCACGCAGTCGTCTTCAGGTGGGACAGTCCAGGATCGTATCAAACAACGACAAGGTAAAAAATAATGGCTACTGACTTACGACAAAATCCAGCCTTGCAAGCTGAGTTAGATATTCTCATGCGCCTTTCTACACCATCTGACTCAGCGATAGGGCGCTATGGCATGACTCCCATGCATCTTGTGGATGCGGTCGCCAATGGCGTCAAGGTCCCTGCTGACGTGGCTAGCCTTGTCGGTGAATGGGATAGTAAGTCTATGTCCGAGAAGTATCAGACCCAATCTGATCTACAGACGTGGATGAAGCAACACCCCTCTGTCAATGATCGGATTGCGGAACGGTACTATGAAGGTGTGGTACGGAATCGTGCTGGCGGTTCCGGCCATGCCGCTCTCCTTATGTGGTCCGACCCAGGGGCTACTATGAAAGACATGGAGTCCCTCGGCATCGACTCAAAGGATCTCTCCACAGACCCGAAAGCCTTGAAGCTTCTCTTGCAACATATCGAACAGAACGGCAGTGAGGATAGGCGGCAACGTGTATCCCTTGTTCGTCACCTCTCGCCGATGCTGGACTACGCCAAGACGATACAGCCCATCGATCCGATGGAGAAACCGGCGTTACCTACGCCTATTCTCCCAAAGGAGCCGGTGCCGTATCCGTCTATGGAAACGACAGACAAGTGGTTACAATACGGACACAGCGCGGCCTATCAAGAGTCCATCAAGGACTATGGCGATATACTCGGCCACGACACGATGCAAGCTGCACTACAACTGCGCACAGGCGTAGACCGTGACACGAATGCGCGTCGCCTCCTTGGGCGCGCCTATACTGGCGAAGCCCTTGAGTCGGTGGATGGGCCGGTTGACATGGCCCTTGAGCTTGGCGTGGCTCCGTATGGTATCGCCAAGGCTACTGCTGACATTATCCATACGCAACTCGCCGGCGATATGGACCTGACACAACGGCTGAAGGAAGGTGTATTTGCTGCTCCGCTTATCGTAGGGAGCATATTCGCTGGACGCTTTGCCGCGGCTGGCCGGTCTGGTGTTCGTGGCATGACCGAGGCTGCTCCCGCCGAGAAGGTACAGGAAGCCAAGGATGTCTTTACACAGCAACTCACCTCTGCTCGCCAAGTGCGGCAGGGTATCGAGACACGACTCAAGACGTACGAAGCTGCCGGTGATGTAGAGAACGCTAAGAAAGCGAAGCGTGAGCTTTCACAAGCACGGCGAAAGGAAAACTTCCTTGCCACTATACTTGATAATGAAAAAGGGGAAGCTGAGATTCGTCGCCTCGAATACTGGAAGCAAGGGCTCCAGGAAGAAGGGGCCTCGCTCGCGCAAATCAAAGACGTTGACCGTCGTATTGCCGCCGCCCAACGACGGCTCGTAGATGCACAGGAGGCCTTGAAGCTACCTACCAAGCAGGCCCTCAACAAGTCGTTGGAGACATGGCAGAACTTGAAGAAGTCTGCGAAGGTCCCTGACGAGCAGATGCATAGTGCGGCTGAGGAGCTTGTACGTTCTGGTAAGGTCTCCTTGGAAACGATCATGTCTCGCGGCATCGACAAGGCACTCAATCCTATCGAAGCACAAGCAGAGGCAATGGTCGCCAATAAGCTTGCAGATCATATCGATGCACTTGCGAAGGTGTATGCGAAATCGGACGGCTCTATCATTGCTACGAACGAGCTTGTCAATACTTTGAATGCAGGTGCCATTGTACTTGGGAAGGTACGCAGAAGCGACACCCGGTTGGGGCAAGCAGTACACGCCCTGGCCGGTAAGAGTAGTAAGTTTGAGGGGTTGATTGGAACGGTGGAGGGGTTGGACAACATGACGTTGCCCGCCTTTGTCCAAACGTTCCAGACAGCCAAGACCGATATTGACAAGGTTGCACAGCTCAGAAAGTTAGCACAGCCCGGCGTCTTCAAGGGCTCGGCTATGCAGCTTATCACAAACAACCTAATCTCGTCTCCGTCCACGGCAACGTGGAACGTAATCTCGATGGGGGCTATGACGCTCTCTCGTATGAACGAGCTGCGGTTGCTTGGCAAGTTGGATCCAAAGCACTTTGCCCAGGACGAAGCCGGTACCTTTGCGTCTGCATTGGTCGGCTACTATGGACGTCTCCTCTCTGGAGACGTGAAGGCAAAAGAGGCCTGGAACGAAGCATTCCAGAAAGCCTCTCTCCGTTCAACTGGTATCGACGAAGGTATCACTACAAAGTATAACTTCCGTAATACTATCTCAGCTCAACGCCTCGGCCTGACTGGGCTGTGGGGGCGAGCTGTAGACACGGCTGGCTATGCGATCAACCTACCTACACAGGTATCTGCCTGGGCTGACGCTGCTGTCTCAGTGGGCATTAAGGATGCGATGGCAAAGACTCTTGCTCATCGCCGTGCGACTCTCGAGTTGCAGGCCGAGCAGGACATAGGCGCCAAGCTGACCAAGGCGCAAATGGACGCGCGTATCCTAGCACGCGAACAAGAGATCCTTGCTGACGAGAACGCGAACATCATGGTTGACGGGAAGCCTTACCTTATCCGTGACCTGGCGGCTGAGGATGCGTCCGTTATCTCTATGATGGGCAAGTTGCAGTCACAGTCTCTCGGCGGCGTCGAGTCGTGGATGAACAACTCGCTCATCGCACGAATGGTTATCCCATTCCCGCATCCGTTCTTACAGACTGCGGAGATGGCGCTTGAGCGTACCCCCATCGGTAGATTGCTACCGAACATGAAGGCTGACCTAGCTGCAGGTGGTGCAAGGGCTGCTGCGGCCAGAGCGAAGCTGGCAACGGGCAACCAAACGGCTGCTTTGTTTGCAATGTTCGCAGGTACAGCGTATGCAGCCGACGAGATGGGCGCAGGGGACTGGATCGGCTACACTGGATCTGGGCCCTTCCGTGAAAACCAGAAGTCGCTATGGGCTGCTACACACCGTGCCGATACGCTCCGAATAGCTGGGAAGGAATTCCCGCTCTCGAAATTAGGTCCGGTCGGACAAGTAATGTCGGCCACTGCTGACGTGATGGGCCTGATTAACGAAGGAATAAATGTCGGCGACAAGGCGTTCACGGATACGGCGATTGACCTGACTGCCAGGTTGTCTGCCGCGTGGACTACTCTCGTCGTCTCTGAACTGTTTGCTGCTGATGTAAAAGATATTGTACATGGGCTTGTCCAAGGAAATGCTGCTGCTGTGGAGCGAGTCCTTGAACGGAAAGCGACGATGGCAGTTCCTGCCGGTGCGCTCGTCAAGGATGTTATGAACATCGTCAACGATGTTCGGCAAGTCTACGATACGACACTCAGCGAATTGAAGTTCGTGACCCCTCTCAACTTCTGGGGGGATCCGACACGCTACTATGGGACACAGAATCCACTCGCTACTCTCATTGGCTTGACTGAGCGAAATGCTCCCGACTTTGAACGAAAGAACAAGATTGCGGAACAGCTCATTGCCGATGATGTAGGGGTATCTGCTCCCGGCAAGAATATCTCCGTCAACGGTGTCGATGTCGAACTGACCCTTGACCAGATGTATGCAATGCGTGAATTCTTTGGGTATGCAAAGTTTGAGGACCACGGAACGCTCGTAGACGGACTCGAGAAGATGATCTCGAATCCACTCTATCGTTCTCTGGCAAAAGGTTCTGGTGAGGATAGCGTACTTGGCACACGGCTATCGAAGGGCTCCAAGCAGGCATATATCAATATGCTTGTCTCCGCCCGGAAGGAAGCTGCGGCGAAGTGGCTCCTCAGTCCCGAGCCTATCAGCGGAGTAGACTTCCCAGTTTCTCCGTTCGCGCACGAACTGCAAGGCAAAGTGAAGATGGCAGTCCAGTCTAGGCAGTGGGAGATGGAACATCCGTCTACACCTAATACACCTGGAACGGCTGGCACCTTGCCGTTTGCATTCCCGAATATGCAGTAGGTAAACGCTAGGCGGGGATCACTTCCCCGCCATAGCCCATGAGGATACAATGTCTTTTACAACTGAGTCCAGTAAGTCGGTGCAGCTCGGTGATGGAGTTAATACGTTCTTCTCGTATAACTTCCTCATCTACTCAGCTTCGCACCTTGCAGTGTACATCGATGGCGTCTTGCAGTCCTCTGGCTACACTGTCTCAGGGGTCGGCAACCCAAATGGCGGGACCGTCCAGATTATCCCGGCTCCGGCGAATGGCGCTGTCGTCACACTCAATCTTGAGAATCCGTTTACACAAGAACTTAAGTACCCTACCGCAGGGAAGTTTCCTGCTGCCTCTCATGAGAAGGGGCTTGATCTTATTGTAATGTTGTGCCGTAGGCTACGGGAGATATGGACCCGCTCTCTGTCATTCCCGCTCGGCGGGGATGCCAACGAGAATGCTACGCTCCCATCACAGGCCACACGAAAAGGCAAGTACCTTGCGTTCGACGGCACCAACGGCAATCCTATTGCCACGTCTGGTACAACGTCTCCATTTCCGGTCTCCACTTTCGGTGAGACGTTGGTAGACGATGCGAATGCTGCTACTGCCAGACAGACACTAGGCTTCCCTACTATTACACGGATAGGGGATCTTATTGTTGGCGCTGGCCCTGGCACGTTACAGCTTATGCCCAATCCGGGTGTGGCAGCGTCAGATGGCAGTGTACTGAAGTCGTA